TGGTCTTCTTCGCAAGGATCTCTGTCAATTCAGTCGGAGTCGGATTAAACAATAAGACCTCGTTGACTTCGGGATCATAGTTTGAAAACGGCTGAGGTCGGTCATTGGGATCTTCCATGCCCCACCCGCAATGATCAGAACAACAATCCGCATCAGTGATTTTGCCGGTCGATTTAACCCTCAATAGCCATACCCAGAAGACTTCGCCGGACGATGCGACATAGCGATAGATAACGTATGCCGTACCTGACCCGCCATAGCGTCTCAGCCATACTGATTCACCAACATAGGAGGAGGTGTCGTTTTCAGAATAATTCGTATCACCGGAGCGCTTAAGCCTAGCGGCCCCCGAAGCGCCCTTGATTCTACAATTAAACCCATAATCAGCATAGGTGAGAACTTTTTCTATCCACTCAGAATAGTTTGTCGTTGATTGCTCATGAGTTGAGGTCTTAAGCTTGGATTGTGATATAGCTGATGCGCCAACTTTATTCTCCGTAACCACTCCGGTTCCAAGCATGCGTTCCAGCATCCATGCCCCATCGTTCCTCTGGCGAATCGCCCGTTTTTCCGTGTAACTCGCGGTCGCTACGGTCATGCGGAATATATACCGATAAGTGGCCGTGCCCGCCGTACCATACCAACCCTGCTTTGCATCGTCCCAGGTTGGGGCTACTGTGGCCCATGTCGGGGTCAGATCGTCACCGGAGGGCACAAGGTAAATATATAGCGTGCCGTCTGAGGGTGATCCGCTGATAACTGTTTCCGTTGCAAATTTATAGAGAGATCCGCCAACCTCAACAATAGACCCGGCTGCAATGGCTGGCAGGGTAGCATTTTCTGGGTTGGTTATACTGATCCCCATGTATCCGATAATCACTTTTGATAATAGATCATTCTGCGCCTGGTAATCGCTCACCGCTGTCGGTGTACTGCTCGGCCATGTGACCTTTTCATTTGCCATTAAAACACCTCCCTGATAGATATGTCTGTCTCAAATTTATTCGCATCTTCCCTGTGACCCTTCCATTTAAAGCCGTCCTGGTCAAGTACGCAGTACATTGGGGACTCAAGGTCTGGCCGGGTAGCCCATCGCTGGAAATAAAATGGCTGCGATCTGCCCACCTCATCCCAGAAGACCCGCATCTCTGCGCGTTGGGTATGTGAGATTAAGGGGATTTTGTGCTTTTCCGTCCTGTATTGATATTGCTCGGTTCCGTAGACCTGCCCGGACTTGGATATTTTGCGGATGGATGTGTCATGGTCCTCGATAGTCCCGCCCAGGCTCTGCTCGGGTAATACGAGATGGCCGCCCAGGTGGATGCCGCCGATGGAAAAGATGGTGGTTGCGTCGATGGTCAGTCTCCAATAATCATATGCGACCTTGGAAAAGAAATGTGTATAGATATCATTCTCCCCGCGAGATGTCAGAGACTCGGAAACAGACGGTGCGCTCCAATCGTCAATGGCGTTGCCCTCAAGCGTTACCGTGGCATTATCTGGGATAGAGTGTGCGATTGCGATACAGTCAACCTCCACTCCAACGCCTGAAAACTTGATCCACTGTGACGCTGCTGCCGCTGGTTTATACAATCTGGAAAGCCTCCGGTCTGTCAGGTTCGTGGCGGGGTAGTTCACATCCTCCCCGGCCACTGTTATTGTTACCCCTGAATCCATGACACCGTTGCAATATAATGCCCTCATACTATGCTCCTGCTTGCGATTCTCAACTGTCCATTTTTGGAGAGATCCCCGAGGTATTTTCCCACAAGCTTGCCGTCCAGGTACACCGCGCCGCCCTGGGACTTGCCGACCTGATCCGCGGGGGTTACGTCCACCTGTTCACCAGCCTCAACCTGCATCGGGAATCCATCGTTTCGGTATTGTGGCCTGTCCGGGACAATGAAAGATCCACCCTCTGCGAACTTTGGGACCGGAGGCCTTGCCTGGGATACTGCCTGATATTGCTTGTATGCAAAGACTCCGGCGATTGCGGCCATAATCGGGGCCAAGATCGGGCCAATGCCAAAGGGTAGCGATGCCGTAGACGTGTAAGCGTTTATCATGGCCATAGGTATCTGCAATTTTGCTTGCATTACCTGCAAACGCCATGCCTCCACAGACCCCTTATAATTAAAGAACGCTTTTGTCTTTTGGAATTCCTCTTCGCTCATGCTTGCTTCATTCAGGTTATTTATCTTGTTCTGTGTCTCCTGCTGGCTGATAGATATCATCTGTCCCAAAAAACCATTAGCCATGCCAAGCGTTTGGCTCACTGCTGTTGTATAAGCCTTTTTTCGTTTTTCGGCTTCCGTTAAATGTCTTTTCGTGATCTCCTCTTGAACCAGTGCATCGGCCTCATCCATGGAAAAACCTGCGTCGATGAAGGCCTGTTTTTCTTTCTCAATCAATGCTATTCTTTTTTCTACCTCTGTGCCATAGACCTCTATCCGGATCGCTGCCCGGGCCTGCTCGTCCATTAACTTTTCAGCTTCATCAGCATCACGCAGGATTTTATCTGCATCATATCCCTGTTGTTTTTCCAGTCTTATTTTATCATCATAATATTTGTTTATCAGGTACATCGTTTCCCGATCATTCACACCATCGGCCTGCGCTTTCTCTATCGCCGCCACCCTTTCAATGTCAATCTTTTCAAGGGTCGTTGCGTTAAGGTCGATTATCTTTGCGGACATATCGGCCTGTATTGCGATCCGTTTTACCGCCGTTGCCTGCTCTGCTGCCACCAAGTCTGATATATCCTTTTCGGCCTGTGCGTTGCGTGCTGACGCTTCCGCTGCAAGCTGCCTGTCTTCGTTTGCGGTTTCCTTTTCTGCCTCCGCTCTGCGCTTTGCCCGCTCTATTGCGTTCAGGCGTTCACTGTTCTGCTGGACAAGTATGTCAAAAATTGACTGCTCTTTGTCAAGACGGCCCTGGAGGATTCCTATGAAATTTGAGCCAAGGGAAAGTTGAGATTTTTCCTTTTCCTTTTCTTCGTTGATCTGTTTCTGGATTGCCAGAACCTTATCCTGCTGCTCGACAATCGCATGTAAATACATCTGAGTCGGGGCCAAATCGTTGTACTTGTCAACCAGCTCCTTGATCGCTTTGGTGTGTGTCCTGGCCTCTTCTGCTGTACTTTTGTGATTGAGCGTTAATCCTACAAGGACCGCTGCCGCCGCTGTACCTGCCACTACAAAACCAGCCGGGCCCATTAGGGCAAGTCTCAGGGCCACTATTGATTGAGTTATTTTCCCAACCGCGAAAACTGCCGGGCCTGCTATTGCAATTATTCCACCGATCATAAGGATTGTTTTCTGTACGCTATTGTCAAGATCGCTGAATCCTTCAACACCTTTGGATAGTACAATAAGGGCCTCATTGAATATGGGCAATAATTCATCACCCATTTGTTGTGTCAGGACGGTGAGTTTTATTTTTGTCTGCTCATATGCAAAGCCGGTTTTGTTGACACCCTCGGTCTGCTTCTTAAACGCCTCACTCATAGCTCCGGTTGCGTCTTTAACCTCGTCCAGCTTCCATTTATATGCTTCTGCCTGCTGACCGGCCAACGCTATAACAGCATTCTGACCCTCCACGCGCCCGATATATTCTGACATGGGTTTTCCGCTGGCTTCAACTTCCGCAGTGACTGCTGCAAAGGCCCCTTGGATCCCCTTTTGTTTAATCAGTTCTGCTCCTGTTTCCACTCCAAGCTTCTTATATAAAGCAGTCAGGGAGGCGGTAGGAGCATCCATGGAAACCAGTGCAGACCTAAGCTGCGTTGTAACCATTGAGGCGTTACCTGTCACGCCTGTGAGGGTTGCCATGACGCCGAAGAGTTCTTCCTGGGATACGTTCATCCTCTCTGCCGTGGACGTTACGGACTGAACAGATGATGCCAGTTCCGGGAATGTCGTCTGCCCCAGTTTAACGGCTGTAAAGGCTAGGTCTGCCACTCTTTCCTGTGCGACTGCTGACACATCCCCGTAAGCTTTGGTCACTGCACTTGTGAGGTTGACCGCATCGGTTACCGTGGAAACCCCGGCCTTGGCAGCCTTGGCATTGATTTCTAACTGTTTAATGGTGTCAGACGTTTCGCCGTATGCAGACACCACCTGATATAGACCATCGGCCATTATATCAGTGGCGGTCCCTGTGGCTATTCCTGCCTCCTGGACGGCCTTCTTGTATTCATCCATGCTTCTGACTTGACCATCAACAAGGGTCGCAACATTACCCATGGATTTATTAAATTCCATGGACTTTTTAATTGCGACGGCATAGAAAGCAGCGATGCCAGCCGAGGCAACTGACATCTTTTTTCCAAACTTTTCAATCTTCTTGCCGGAGCTGGTCAGGGTTGCGTTAAGGGTCTTGTCGTTCGCGCTGATCTTATAGAAGAATTCACCTATACACTTGACCATCATTTCCCCCGCGATTTATTAAATGCTTCCATTTCGGCCAGTTCTTCCGGGGTATAATATTTCTGTCTGAGGTCTTTCAATTCCTGCTTACCTGTCTGCTTTTTCATCTTATAACCTCGCCGCGCCATATCGTATTTATACCCATAATGCCAGTGTCGAATGATCTCACCCAGGGACATGCTCCAAAGCAGATACTCTCGATCGAGACTAAACAGTAGCTCCACCTCGCAGAATATTTGCTCCAGGGTTACTTGCTCGTCTCCGCACTGGCCACCGCTTTTTTTTCGTCAACGTCTCCATTCAAATCTTTAACTGTGCCATAGTAATCCTCAACGATGGTGACCTCCAGGGCCTTCCACACGGCGTCAATCTCCCTTCCAGAGGCATGCTTTGAAAGGTATTCCTCGTCATAATCCGGATTAAAAAATGATGTGAAGATGGAGGCAAACTTGATATTGTCCATCCTCGTTTCTTTGGTGTGAGTTGCCACATAAGCCATAGCAGACGCCGCCCGGGCCTTCATGAGGTTTTCTGTGGAAAGCTTGGCAACATTCTTCGGTAGCTTATACGACCCCTGCTTTTCCACCTGTGCATTGAATTCCTCAAGGAGGGGGATTTCCACCCCTGCCGGTATAAAACCACAGTCAAAAACCTGCCCCGTGATTTCAACCTTGCGTTCCTTCCTCTGTTTCACGTTCATAAATTCAGACATGTAACCTCCCAACAGTTACCCCATAGGAGAGTGGGGCGGCGGCGCATGGGTTGCGCTGTTCGGGCCAGGTCCCTAGCCGCCCCACGGATGGAAAAGATCTTATGCGTCATCCGATATGATCAAGAGCTGATCGCCTGCGGTCCTGTCGGTGTCAAGCTCGGCCTCAAATTCAAAGGGAACTTCCATGGCCTGGTCCGCATCACCACTTTTTTTGAATGCCATGTTGAGGGCACTTGCAATGTATGCCTTGTAAATCCACAGGGTCTTTGTCTGCATGACGGTTGCAATATATTCAATGTTTGTAAATCTGAGGTCCACATCTCCGACCGTTATGAGTCCACCGGTGGAAAATGTGACAGACGATGACGGGGTGTAAGTGGTTTTGATGGTGAGGTTTTGAGATTCGGTTGTAAATGCGCCCGATTCAAAACATATGATTCCCCACTTATCATTGCCGTTTTTAACGGTTATATAGTCAATCTCCTCGACTAATGTTGCGTTCGTTCCACCTACAACACTGGTGAGGGTGGGACATGTTCCGTCACCCATCTGTTTGTCAAACTCGATGAATTCGTTATATGCCCAGTCCCCGGATGCTACCACATAATCATGGCCCACTACCTCAGAGTTTGCTATATCCGTTACCGTGTCCAGTCCCCCGCCTCTGAGCTTGTCGATTATGGACGGAACAAGCTCAAGTAAAGTAAATGATACCTTGGCTGTGTGCATCCCAGCCTGTCTTTTACATGCAGGTGCATTGTCTGATTCGGTCTTGATAAACTCAATGATTTCCTCAACTGATACCGCCCTGGCAATTCCAAGGTTGTCCCAACTGGACCCACTGTTAAGGGACACCTCGACCTTTGCCGATCCCATCCATAGTTTATCCTCATTCTGTACTGACGTTGCATAAGTTGGCATCGTTTGTCTCCTTCTTTATCTTTTTTTCTTCGGGCTTAGGCGCTACCGCCTTGACCCTCTTAATCACTTTCCGTGGCCATTTTATCCGCATAATTGATCTCCTAAAAATCCGTGGAACTGGTGACATATTTAATGGTGAACTTCATTTCCGTGCCGCCCACCTTCTTGTCTGCCTGGACAATATCGCTGGTTTCATCCTCTATCAGAGATGTACCGATTGCCAAATTTCCCCAGGTGTCATTATCCATAAGACACTTGCGAACATCAGAGATACAATCCCTCATCTTGGTTGATGCCGTGGACCCTGAATAATGTATTTCAAGCTCAAGGTTAAGCTCATTTGAGGTCCGTCCGGTAACCGGGCCCTCGTAAGTATTACCACGATCCCGCCATACAATCCCCGGCAACTCGGCATCCTCAAGGGGTGTTGATCGCCATTCAAAGACATGGTTGCCAAGATCTGTTTGATGGCCGTTCGTTTTCAGGATCGCCTTTAAGGCTGTGTCAATAGCGGTGCATAATGTTTGCCGTTTGCTGCTCATGATTCAGCCTCGTCCTGGCTCAGGATAAGGAGAGTTGTCCCAGTCCCGCCAGGCTGTATACCGATGATCTCATACACTGTAGTTCCCCGGGTGATAGTATCCCCATGGTTAGCAATATCAACAACGTCCGATGACATCACCAGGGCCGTAGGGGCCGTTGTCTCTACCTCGTTTGTGGCAGGATTAAGGGACTCGTATGGGTCCGTAGGAATACCCTTGATAGTACGGGCTTCCATTCCTGCCGGGGCAAGGGTCAGATCATCCGAAAACTCGTCGTTGTTGAAAAACGTGTTATCAAGATCTGCTATGATGTCGGTTTTCAGTGTCATATCGTCCCTAAGTAGGAGAGGGCCGGAGCCCTCCCCGTGTTTGTATGCCCTTGATTACGAGGTCATGTTGGACATGAGGTATGCAGCCGCAGAGAAGACAATCACCTCGTCGGTGTTATGCCTCACCCTGTAAATATCGGATCGGATCGCGTCTTCATAGTACTGCTCAACAACCGGATCGGACGGACTGTCTGCTGTCCAGATCATTGATCGACCTACACACGGTTCCTTGGGGTTCCATCCCTGCGTTGCAACTTTCGCAACCATGGCATACTCGGTTCCCCAGATGCTTGTTGTAGCAGTGGCCTTGCCTTTCTTCCCAGCATCATAAACGGCATCACCAACAAGGATTTTCTCAAGCCCAAAATACTGAGCGAGCAGATTCTTTTGAGCCTCAAACCCGAGAGTGAGGTGGGCTTGTGTGTACTGGATGTAGTCTTTGATTTCAGCCGCAATCATGGCATTATCAAAAACGGATCGGCTGCAAATAAAGGCATTAGGTTCAATACCAGTCGCATCCCTGATAGTGTCAACCGCTGTCTTCACGTTAGCACGGGGGGTTGCTGTTGCGGATGTATCCCACTCAATACCAATGGCGTGAGCGGTGAAGTTAGTCGTATTGAAAAGCAGATCCTTGATGCGCTTCTCTCTCCACCTGAGGACAATCTCCATGGCTCTGAGTGTCGCCACTTTTTCAGCATCGAATAAATACGCATACATCTTGCGTTCGACCTCATCGAGCGGGGATTCAAAACCGTATTCCTCGCAGTTGTATGTCCCGGTTTCCCACTCAAAATCATCTCGGGTATATCCAGATTTGGGGGCCCGTTTAATGTCAGGAAGCTTCAGAAGTGCTTCCAGGGGGATGACCGGATAGTCTGCTGATTTCTCCGCGACGGGAAAAGATGGCAAACAATCAAGTCCTATAAATCTTTTTCGGCTCTCTTCCAGCGCGTACTCATACGCAAGCTGTCCGAGGTCCGGCCTCTGTACCGTGGTTGAATTTGTTGGTCTCATCTCATAACCTCCTTATGTGGTCCTGAGTTTGCGGGTATATTCAAGCCAGGTTGCCGTCAGATACATATAATCCGTGGTGTGAGCAACAGGAGTAAGCCCGATTGTCATTGTCTGTGCAGTGGTAGGAATATCCGCCGCAGCTATGGTTGTGAGCTTTTCCCCGAAGGTGGCCGTCTGGTTGGTTGCTGATGTGTCAACTACCTTTGTGTCACCCTCGTTGAAGAAGGTATCCACGGTGAATCCCACGGCGTCATTGGTGCTGATACTTGCAATCCTGGTGTGGAGTATAAGGGCCTTAGAGGTGTCAATGTCAGGTGGTAACGGTATGGATGTTACGATCTGGTCGTTGTTAGCATTGGCCCAGGAAATCCGTTGACAACCATCGGTAGCCGCATTGATCGCCTCAAGGATCGGCGTTGTATCACTTGCCAAAATTCCACCATTGGCTGCGATTGCCCCAACATCAAAATTGGTCGCCTCCCGCCAGACATTAATGGGAATCCCGATGAAGCTTTGGGCGCTCAGAAGGTCGGTATAAATCTCACCAAGAGCCCCCTCAACGGTTTCCTCGGTGGTCTGCAATGCGGCGTCGGCATACGATATCGTCCCAGCCGTAGATGAAAGGACCGGTGATACGATGATCTCGATAATCTCTGCCGCCGTAGCACACAGAGTTTTCCCAACGCCGATTGCTGAACCGGTGGCACTATCGGACGCTTTACCATCAGCCGCGCCGTAAATTGTAGCACCAACTGCCCAGGTATCAGCGGCTTCGATTTCCATTGTACCGCCCCAGGTGAACAGCTTGACCGCTACAGGGATTTCGTTTGCTGCTGCGTGTTCCGTGACACCAATTGCCGCTTCACCGGCGTCTGCATATATAACGTCGATAGGGGCCTGTGATCCGCCGGTATCAACCTTGACCCTGCGATGTGCTTCGAGGGCTCCCCCTGCCATGAATGTTACGACTCCGTCAGTGTACGGCATTATGCACCTCCTTTGTTCATGGCCTGGATATAGGCCGCGTGTTCAACGGGGTTGGCCCTGGCGATTGCCTGGATGGCATCACCCTTGCCGCACTTGTTGGCTTCCATGTGATCCTTGACAAGGGCCTCAAAGCCCTTCTTTTCCTTCGCGCCTTCACCGGTACCAGCATCAGTCTGAGCCCCGGGAATAACCGGAGTACCATCAGCGTTAAACGCCGCAAGGTTGGATGCGTTCTGCACCCTCACCGCCGCTATGATCTTCGTTGCAGCCTCCGCCCCGGTGGTTTTACCGTCTGCGATGAACCCTGCAATCAGGGCCTCATGGCCTGGAAGGGTCTGTGCCTGCACATCGGCGATGCGCTTCTGTTCTGCCGTCGCTCCATCGGTTGTGCCCGCAAGCTGCCCGATACCACACCAATCCTTAGCCCCGGTCTGATATCCCGCCAGGAATCCGGCCTTTGAGCCTTCCTCTGCTATAGCGGCATACGCGTCCGGGAACTGTGCTTTCAATTCCGTAGTAGTCATATTCGTACTCCTTTTAATGTTGCGTTGACTTTTGAAAAAGCCTGATACTCTGCCATCTCCCCGATGGAGCCATGGGCCTGGTCAAACGTGCGGATACCATCCACAAGACCAGCCTCGACCGATTGTTGACCAAGGAATACACGCCCCTCGGCCATTGTGGAGATCACCGCCTCCACCGATACGCCCCGGAATTTTGCAATGTCCGAGACGAAAATTGAATAAAGATAGTCAACGCGGGACTGGAGAATTCCTTTGTCCTCTTCGTTAAGTTCGCCGCCCGCGTCAATGTGCTTATATTTCCCGGCATAAAATTTTGTCTCATCCTCCCAGTTGTCTGTATAATGGGTCAGGATTACCCCGATATGCCCGATGGTGTTTGTCTGCCCCGAGATATATACCTCATGTGCCGCCGCGCCTATCCACATTGCAGCCGATGCCATGATGCCGTCACAGTATGTCATAATAGGTTTCTGTGCCCGTGCCTCATAGATCTGTGTTGCGAGTTCCTGCACGCCCAAGACTGACCCACCGGGGCTGTGAACCAGGAGCATTATAGACTTGACCGACTCATCCCTTACCGCCGCATCGAACGACGCCGATATATCGTCAACATCTGCGCCGCCGATAAGGAAGCTCATGAATGAAGATCCCTTTGTGATCGGCCCGGTAATCGGTATGAGTGCCACGCCGTCTTGGATAGTATATAATCCGGAGGCCTGAGCTGCCCCGAATGAGTCAATGCTTGCCTGTATTTTTTCCCACTCCACCTTCTCACCCTTCAGATGCGTTGCATATACCTGCCGGATCTCGCTCAGGCATTCCGGTGAGATAGCCCACGGGCTTGTAATTATATCCAGGAGTTTCATTCGTCATTCTCCTTGCTTTCTGGTTCCTCTGCCACGGCTTCGACAATAAGTCCGTCGGCCTTCCGTGCGTTATTTTCCTTGACGGTCTGTCTATGGTTTGATTCCCAATCTCCGCCGGTCATCTCTGCCGTAATTTCCGCCAGAGGAGACACGCCCATTTTGTTTCTCAGTTCGGCGGCCTTGATCTCTTTTAACTCGTCAATCTGGCCCTTGGCAGGTCCGATCCATTCAGACCCTAGATATGCCTGCCGTAGGATCGGGTCTGTGAAAAAGCCGGGTGCATATATCCTGCCGGAACTGACTGCCTCATACATCCAGACCTCATAAATAATTTGGTGAAAATTCTCAACCAGCCAGGACCGCTCCATATAAAAGTATTTCCATGCGTCAAGAAGGGATGCCCTGGCCGCACTGTATGAAGACGTGAAATGTTTAATCAGGATCTCAAAAGGTAGATTAACCGCGACCCCGATCTGTCGAAGTATGGCCTGGACGAACACGTCAAAGGAGGTATTCGGCCTGCCGGGGTTTGTATCGTGGATCTTGTCACCTTTCGCAAGCTCAACGATCGATCCATTGCCCATCTTGTAATCATCATCCGTACTCTGCGCCCCTGTTTCCTCAGAAAATGCCGACATGTCAAGCCCGGTACCGCCTGATTCAGATTCGATAAATACCGTGAACATGCCCGATACAACGGCGGCCATTAGTTCGGCGTCCGTATAATTGCCAAGCTGTTTAAGCGGCTCGATCACTGCCGCAAGGTCAGGAATCCCGCGAGACTGGCCGGGCCTATCAAGAGACGCCAAGTGTATAATATTCGGCAGGCCGGTCCTGCTACCATAGGCCGGTATAGGGGCCAACCATTCACGGCTTTTATAATCCAATGATCCGGGATGCTGTTTCAGGATGTGATAAAACCTTGGGGCCCCTGCTGAGTTCTTTTCTATGCCACCGGCCAGCGTTGAAGTGTTTCGCACATTATCCTTATTGCAAACACGGTCCGCTTCGATCATCTGGAGCCTCAGGGAATAAGGAAACCATAATGGATTGACACCGGGTGCGCGGGTAAGTTGTATGAAATGGTCACCATTGAGCCGCGACATCTTATAGGCCATGCGGGATAATGCGTTCCCGTTGTGGGTCCGTGCCGCGTGGCAATTCTTACTCCCCCAGAATAACCGCCATTCTCTTTCCGTGCTTGACTCCCACAAAGAGGCCTGATCGTCATTGAATGGTAACACTTCCCGGTCAATACGGGACTGTAATTTGATACCGGTCCCAACCACATTTATGGTCTTGGTGTCAATAATACCCTTGGCCAATGGATTGTTATAATAGAGATCCCGGCTGCGCTCTATTAAATCAGGAAGATCGGACAGTGTATCCGCATCAGCACTGCCGGACCTGGCCGCCCACATCTTGGTAGCCCTCCGTGACTTGGATGCACCAACGAACATACCAGCCGCCGCCATCTGTGCCCTGGCCTTTAATCTCTGCTGCGCCTTCACGGGATCGAAATAGCCAACAACTTTATCAGGTAGGGTCTGTGTCACCTTCATCTTCCCGCGTGGCGTTTTTATCATCATGAGGGTGTCACCCCTTTAACGCGCATACCGCCGCCCGTCATAAGTTTCTTTTCGTTCCGAAGGTTCTTGAGTACATTAAGTATTTCAATGGGCGACAGTTTTGTTATGCTGCGATCACTGATAGTATAAGATACGGCCCCGGCTGATTGCTTCAGAGCTTCCTTGTATATATCAATCATCTCGTCTATCTCTTCAACCGTGTCAAAACTATATATGCTTTCCGCCATATCAACTCCTATTATAGCATTAATCTTAGGTTAATCATAGTTTAATTCCTGAGTTAATTGTCCCGCGCCGCCTGGGTTGTCTGCCCTGTGTTGCCGCTGGTTTGCCTGCCCTCTTTTGGGCCACATCAACACGCCGCAAAAGGTTGAGTCCACCGCCCGGAAATTCAGGATCTACACAGGCTGCGGCCATGCACTCGCTGTCAAGGAGGTCGTTTCGCCTGGAGCCGATCTTTACCCACGCTTGGACGCCCTTATCATTGACCCGCTTTTCCTCGGCCATGATGTGTTTGATATATTGTTCATCCGTTTTACTGTGCAGATACGCCCCGCCCGGCTCTTTTTTTACTGCCAGACCGAGCCGGTAATGGAAGTTATCTTTTAGGCGTTCCGTGTTAAGGGATATGATCTGTAAGCCACCCGGCAAAGCCTTCCCGGATGGTGTGCGTTCCCTCGGTTTGCCGATGCTCATTGTAGTAGCCATGGGGTGAGATGATCCCTTGGTGCCCCACACCCTCGCACCTCTGCCGATGCCATTATCAATAAGCCATAACTCTGTTTCCTCTGTCATGGTCAGGCCCTCGTCATACCCCTCACCGCCTCCGGTATCCACACAAGCCCGCCAGATCCTCATGGACTTCTTTTCTTCGCTGCCATCGACCGGATAGGATGCGTTGAATAGCATATCTTCAACATCCTCCCAGGAGGGGAGCTGACCGTAGTGGATGAGCCAGGATGTATAATCCCGAGCCCATGCCCGGACTGCAAACCAGAATCCATACTTCTGCACGTCCACGCCAGCCGTTAAGCAGACCGCATCCAGGGGAACCGTCTGTGGTGGTAGCTCCGTTATTGCCTTGGACATCAGAGACGCCGAGCTTGTGACAACTATCCTTTTGAATGGTTCGGCCAGGGTAGAGTTAATGAACCCCTGTAGTTTCCTGATATCACTCTGGCACCCTATCCATTCACGGACGAGCTTTGAGATATCTCCTGACTTACCCAGGAGGGAATAGAGCCGGTTGACATGAAAGCCTACCTTGCGCCGCTTCGTTACCTCTGTCCTTGGTACGGATATCCCTTGTTCTACTGCTGCATTCTTTTCAAGGGTGGTCCAGAGTTTTCCACATTCCCCGCACTGATACCGCGCATCCTCGATCTGTTCATCCGTGGCCTTCCTGCCACCCTTCCAGATTACGCCGCCGAGCTTGTGCGCCTGGCCGTCATCGCCACGGTATAATCCCTCATCGAATCCAGATGAATATTTGGGGCCCCATCTGAGGGGTTGATATTGTCCGCAATGCGGGCAGGGTACATGCCAGTCATAGATCACGTCACAGGATTTGAGTTCCTTTGTGATGTTGCCCTCTTCGATGGTGGGAGTTGAGAGGATCCCAATCTTCCGATTGTAATATGATTCAGTCCGCTCAATTCCAAGGCTAATCGCAGAGGCTTCCTTCGTATTTATGTTATATCCTGGCTTGTCAACCTCGTCGAATATGATAACCTGTATCGGTCTGGAGGCCAACTTTGCAATGGACGAGGCCCAGGCCATGGCCACAAAAGTCTCGTTCATAAGGGATATCTCTTTCTGATTAAATTTGTCACGGATAATCAATTTGGATAAATCAGGAGAGCTTGAAAACATCCGCTGTATTCGTTCCTTGCTCATATACAGGGCGGTATCTTCATCGGCCATGACAATCATAATCGGGCAATTTCCATCATGGGCCCGTTTACCTACCACGGATATCATGCCTTCCGTGCCTGCCACCTGTGCAGATTTACACAATACAACTATCTCAACCTCGTCGTCATCAAAGGCATTCATGACCGGGACAAGGTAAGGGGTGCGGATAAGACGCAAGGGTCCACGTTCCTCAGAGGGAGCGGACAGGGTGCGGTACTTCTCGGTCCATTCCGAGGTGGATAATTCTTCAGGCGGGGTCCAGTTTGTTACTTCCGCCTCACGCCATTCAATTTTTCTTGCTGCTTGCGCCACTCTTTTTTCCTTTTGTTGCCGCCTTCTTCACGGCTTTCTTTTCAGCCTTACCCTTGGGACAATATTTCCCCTTGCGTGCGTATGCGTCCCTGAGCAATCGGACACGCTGCTTGATGATATCCTTCATCTGGCCCCGAGGTTTCCCCTCCAGTATCGGCGGTAATGTATTTGCGAACGCCTCAAGGCCGGAGGTCACAATCGACACGCGCCCGGCCCATTCAATCTCGATATCCTGCCAAGCAACAAGCTCCTCTTGCAGTTGCTTATTTTTTATCTCTTCCCCTGTCGCCTTCTGCCACCAGTATAATCTTTTGGCCTCGTTCATGCTTTCGTCGCCTGACTCTGCCATGGCTTTATCAAGCCAGATGTTTTCCAGCCACCAGGCATGAACAGATTTCAGGTTCCAACTGCCCCGGCCCATGTTCGGGCATCCGGCCTTGGCCCAGTACTGTAGCGTTCGTGTAGTAACGTCAAAGAAGTTGGCCGTGTCCGTCGTGGACAAGATAAGGACTCCGCCTATCTGCGTGCTTTCCGTATCCCTTTCGGCCTGATCCTGTTTCAATTCTGACTCAAGAACATCGAATACCTTGAGTTCTGATTGGGTGAGCGTCTTACCGCCCGAGACTTTGGACAGTAGGCTGTGATACATTTTGAGTTTTGCCTTGCTGCCGAGTTCTAGGATCTCGTCAATGGCCTTATCGTTCATGCTGTTTCCACCTATGGCCGCACTTCGGGCACTCAATCACCTGTTCGTTTTCCTCTCCGTCCGGTTGCCCTGGTAGTTCCAGCGGGGCCAAGAGGCCTTGGAGTTCCTTGGTATCAAATCCGGTGATCAATATATTAAAATCCCCGGTGTCCAGTTCAATAAGTAGGTCTGATAATTTCTGAAAATCCCATTCACCGCTGTTCTTATTCAGTGCGATGTTGAGAGCCTTTTCCTTTGCATCGTCAAGGTCCACCACTGACACATCTATTTTTTTATGACCCAGTTCACGCATTACCTTGAGGCGTTGATGACCGCCAACAACATTGCCGGTGCGTTCGTTCCATATCACCGGGTCGATATAATCAAATTCCAGGATGGAAACCTTGAGCTTTTCGTATTCGATATCTCCGGGCTTTAAATCCTTGCGCGGGTTATATGCAGCCGGGCGCAGGCTTTCAATATCT